TTCAAGGGAAGCGTTCCTGGGCCGGTAGACGGCAAGGCAAGGGTGAGAATTCTGAAGCAGCGCGATCCGGCTGTTGGTCGTACTCAGCCCGCAGCGGACAAAATTACAGGAACAAATGTCGATCTAGTCGGAACACAGAATCCGAAAATTCTGAGTTCTCAGGGAGTCAATCCTAATTTCACTTCTGGAAAAAAGTCGGTATCGAGTGGCCAGCCTACGGGTGGCCCGAAGTCGCTACCCAAGAAGAGGTAGCTGAAGGTTCTCATGCCTGAAATTTTTGACGAGTTCGAAGTTACTCAAGTCTCTGAAATGGCGGCGGGTGCGAGCACCCTCGTTCCGCTCACCGAAGCAATGGTGAATGAAATTGTTGGAGACGACCCTGACCCCAAGTTTGCTACTTACATCATCGAGGGTGGATGGTCGAAGTCAAAGAGGTATTACGGGCCAAAAGTTCTCGATTCAATTTCAGAGCAGATCAATACCTCGGATGATCCTGTTGTCGGATATAAGGGTCATATTTCGCCGGATCGTGACGCTTACGATTTTCCCGACATTCAGTGCCGATGGGTTCGTTCCAAAATTCAAGCTGGTGGCGATAAGGTGAAATTGCTGGTTAAAGCTTATTTGCTTCCAGGCACTAAGGCGCGTGAATACGCTGAGCGCGGCCTTAAGGTTCCAATTTCCATTCGTGGAAACGGCGATCAGCGTCCGATCAAGGGAGGAGTAGAGGTAAGTAATTTCGAATTGGAGTCAATTGATATGGCAAGGCCGCGCAAAGCTGGAATGGGTGGGCGGCTTGTCGGAGTTACTAGCGAAATGGAGGAGGGTAGAGAAGTGGACGGAAAGGATATTGCGGCACTGACCTATGACGATCTAAAAAGCCACAATTCTTTGTTGCTTGAAAAGATCGAGTCAGATGCAAAGAAGCCTCTCGCCGAGCAGATTTCCGAAATGGAAAAGAAGGATGAGGCGGCTGAGGAGAATGTCACTCTAATTTCAAAGCTCCGTGAGGCGCTTGGAATTTCAGAGGATGCCGACATTCTCGAAGTAGTGGGCAAGACTTTGGACGAGCTTAAGAAGAACACGACCAAGGCCCGAGAGGGAATTTTGAACAGTGTTCTCGAAAAGCGGTTCAAGGATGACACACAGCGCGGACTCGTTCGGAGAATTCTGGCTACGGAAATGGAAGATGCTGAAATTCCCGACGATGCTGAGGCTGCAAAGATCAAGATTGCTGAAATGGTAAATACGGCAATTGATGAGGACGAGCAGCTTAAGGCACTTGCTTCCGAAATGGATAGCGGCGGCGGTGCAAATCTCAATGGCGGTGGCAGTGAAGGTGAGAAGGGCCGGACAGGCAAGAAGCGTGAAATTAAGCCCGGCTACGAAAACGAGCGGATCAAAGTCCGTCCGGCTAGGTAAACGAGAGGAGGATTGAAATTGTTTGAGGAAGATACACCCACGGATGAGCCGTCGGCGCCAGAGACTCTTGTAACTGATAATCCGTCTGAGCGGCTTAATCCTTATGTGGAAGATCAGAACGCTGTAATTCTGCCTACGGTAATGGGGCCTCCGGCTTATGGTTCCCCTGACCCGGAAACTTCTTCGTCGTATTTGGCTCCGCTGGTAGATCATCCTCTTCGTGCATCGTTCTCGGAAGATTACGGTGCAGATGTAATTGAGGATTCCAATCTCGTCTCTCGTGAGACTGGGGAGGAAGTCGATCCTGATGAAATTGGATCGGACGTGGAAGAGGAAGGGCCACCCGATTACGAAAGCATGACCGTCGAGGAATTGAAAAATCTCGCACGGGATCGTGGCATCGAAGGATTTTCACAGATGAACAAGGCTGAGCTAATTGCAGCCCATCAGGACTGGGATGAAGCTCAGGCAAGCGTCGATGAAGAGCCGCAGGCATAGAAGGGAGGGAACCTAAGTGGGACAGAAAAAGACCGATGGTAGGGCTGTTGACGTTGTAATTCCAGGCGCGACGGCAGTTACATTTGGCGATCTGATCCGAGTTGACGGCTGGACTGGATTTGCCATGAAGAATATGGGCGCGTCTGACACTGATCGAAATATGGCAATTGAAGTTTCGGCCGAGTCAATTTGGTACACGAACGTCGCGGCTGCTGTGAACGGTGCTCGCGGTACGCTCGTTTACTGGACAGCCGGTACTGGCTTTAAAAAGGCCAGCACTGATTTGACAACTACTGCAACGGGTGGGCCTGTTGGAATTGTCGAAGAGGCTAGGGATGCCGGTGGCATCGCTGCAATTCGCGCATTCAACGGTGCAAACCTCGTAGTTTAAAGAGAGGAGGTTAATTTCAATGGGAGCAGTCTTGGATGAATACACCGAGCTAGAGCATTTGATTTGGGATCGGTATGCAGAGAGGCGAGTTACCGAGGCTCAGGGAAATGTTCAGATTCTAGATTTCGGTCGAATGAAAAAGGAAGCTCACTCCAAGGTAATTTCCGAAATGGGCATCGTTGATTTGAAGCAGCCTGTGTCGGAAATGATTACAACGTCTCAGGGCAGTATGGATTTGCTTGAGAAGGTTCGTGTTGATGTAGATTTCGGTCTGGCAGAGGTTCCACTTCTCTACGGGCCGATTTACGAGCGCATCGACGGGCCTTTCCCTGGTGGCGTCGTCCAGATCAATGAAAATACACTTCAGGCCAACGTTGTCTTCTTCCAGAAATTTGAAGGCGGCGAGGTTGTATTCGGTACGTTGCAGAAGGGCGCACCGGCCACCGTTCCGATTGCCACTTACGCGGCAGGCTTTGAGTGGACGGAGGATATGATCGAATTCGATAAGACCTGGGATATTACACTGAACAACAGGGCTTTCGGTCGGTCATACAATTACATCCTCAACCATCTGCATCTTTCCCCGATCATTTCTTTCTCCTACGCGGGATCGAACTCGACGGCGGCTGATGCAACGGGTTCGACGTTGCAGATCAAGACGCTGAACACGTTTATGAATGCGTACAAGCATGCTGTAAATGCAACACCGCAGCGGACGCCATCTGTAATTCTGGCGAACGAGGCAGATCGTTTCCAGATTGAGGATGCACTTCTCACTCCGGTTCGTGACTCGCAGGGTAATCCGCTTCCGCGTGTCCCGATTGACACGATCATTTATTACAACGGCGCGACTGTTGTAAATGGAGCTAAGTCCTACACCTACGCTGGTGTCACTCAGGGAACTTGTTATTTCCTTTTCCCGACACAGCGGTTCAAGGAACTGGTGCATCACGACCTGAGAATTGATATTGGCTCGCCTGATCTTTCGCGGCTAATTGAAGGTCAGCAGGTCGGCAGAACCCGACGCGGCGTTTATTCTGATCCGGCGCAGTCGGTTGAGAAAATCACGCTTCCGTAATTGGTGGCCGGAGGCGGCTTCCGGCCTCAATTACTTTTAGGAGGATTGCAGTGGCGTATAAAGTGCTGGAAGTAATTGCACTTCCGGTTATGGAAGGTGACGTTGCGACGGGTGAAACTGTCCGCAAGGAACCGGGAGAATCAATTACGAAAGAGGAATTGAAAAAGCATGGTCAAGATGATGATGCGATTAAGTCGCTCGTCAAGAGTAAGGCATTGGAGGAAGCCTAAATGGACTCCGCAATTACAAAAGAGGGTGGTAACGTGGGGGCTGTCCTGACGGATGCCGAAAGAGGAAATTGGCAGTTTGACTGGATGTGCGAACAGTGGAGTGAAGAGGCTGTTGATTTCTGCCGTAAGAAGTTGGAGCACGATGGGATCGAGCACATTCAGGACGGCACCAAGATCGAGAATGGAGTTATCGTTCCGCAGATGATTCCAATTAAGCATGGAATTACAAACGAAGTCTTGCGGAAGATCGTAGGCGATCCTGAGAATATCGAGGAAGCGCAGGGCAATTTGTTGCTGAATGAAGGAATTCAGCGGCTCATGGATATGACCATGATCGCCACTGTCACTTCAAATCAGGTGGCAGGAAACCCGTGGTCAAATACAAATGCCTACATCGGCGTTGGCGATACAGCCACAGCGGAGGCAGCTACTCAGACCGAGCTTCAGGCCACGGCTGCGGCTGCTAACCGTTTTTACAAAGTAATGTCGGCAACGTATCCGATTCGCACAAACCAGTCTGTTGATTTTCGTGCAGATTTCACTTCGACCGAGGCAAACTTCGCTTGGCAGGAGTGGACGGTTGCGGCAGGAGCTACTACTGCCTCTGGTGCTGGATTTATTACAGGCACAATTAACCTCAATCGAAAGGTGCAGTCTCTCGGTACGAAGTCCACTGGCACTTGGACGATGACAGGAACAGTTACAATTTCATAATGCCTACCGAAGAGTATTTCATTCATTACGCTGACCCCGGCTTTGCTGAGCCACCTTGGCCGGGGCAGCGTCGGCAAGGGCCGTATTTAACAGTGGATGAGGCGTTCAATCAGGCGGTTTCGGACGGTGCGGGAGGACAGGCTGAGGCTCTTGGAATTTTCACGTCCTCCCAATCCGACGAGCTTGCTAATAATCCCGATGCTGACGTTACTCCTGAAAAAACCGCTGAAGAAATTTCCACCGCTGCACACACACTGCGGGAGGAGTTGGTAGTTGAATCAGCGCACGTTGCAGACTCAGATCGACAGGCAATTGAGGATTTGCTTCCTAGTGGAGTGAAATTAGAAGACCTGGAAAATGCTGGTCTTTTGGTTTCGCGGGTAGGCGGTGCTGGATGAGATTGAAAACTTCAAGGGTTTTGTTCGGTGGCGCAGTTGCCACTGTGTTTGAGTGCGACAAACACGAGCTTGCCAGTGATGGCCTCGATCTTATGGAGCAAGTTCGCCGTGACAAATTCCACAAGCAGATCGAGCAATTGCTAAAGCGTGGGGATGAAACCAATTTCCTTAACGCTACTCCTGGCAATGCGTATGTTGTCTCGTCTGGCGCATCAGCTATTGCCCTTGGAGCGGCAACTGCCAAGACAATTTTCTACACAAATGCGGCGGCAGCTAACCAATTCTCGTATAGCGAGCTTGCCGTTGGCTTTGACGGGACAACCGCGACAAATACTCCGGCGCTTGTTGAAATTGTCTACGGAACCAAAGCGTCGAACTCGACTCCGGGTACAGGCTCCACAACTTTCACTGCTTTGCAAGTGCGGGGCTGGCCCGCTCAGACCTCGGCTCAAGCAAGCGCGAACAATTGCACTTCTGAGCCAACTGTTCTCACTCCTAACAGGCAGTGGCTTGTCACTCCCTATGGCGGTTTGCTTCTTATTCAATTTCCATTGGGCCGCGAAGCGACAAGCGTTGCCTCCGGTACTGCAATTTCAGGAAACCAAATCGGCTGTCGTGTAAATGCTCCTCAGGCTGTAAATGTTCGTGGGTATGTGGAGTACGAGGAATAAATGAGTTCGGTCGCGTATCCGGTTCCAATTGGTCTGCCGCGAAAGCGGCGGATTATTTCACCGTCGGAATGGCTACGCGAAAAAGTAAAAGAACAGCAGGCTGAGCGTGACGCAACAATTTCAAAAGCGTCCGTCACTTCTATCCTTGCGGACACTTCTACGCTTAATCAGACGACGTATGCGACTCAGAGCGCTTGTGTGCCGGTGACAGGAGATTGGCTGCTTGCGACATTTTGTTCGTCAGGGACTCCCAATCCGCCGACTTCGACTCTAACCGATAGCTCGGGGCAGACTTGGACGCGGCTTGATTGGTTCACTTGGGAATCGACTAGCTCTTTCATGGAAATTTTCGTTTGCGACGCCGCTGCGACGAATGCCTCGCGGACGCTCACATTTACAGTTTCCACTGCCGGGACGGGAAGTAATATCAATGTAATTTCTGTCCAGGGAATGAGCACCTACGGCACAAGCTCGGTTAGACAACGTAATGGTGTTGATAATCAGGGTGCGGTTGCAATGGCGACGACGTTCGCCTCGGCTGCGCTCACCGGCAACATTACAATTGATATGTACGGAAAAACTCTCGGTGTAAACCTGACCGCTCCTGCTGGCTGGACAACTGTAATTTCTAACTCATGGGTTACTCCGGCTGAGGCGAGTGGAATTGCTTACCGGCTCAGTGGCTTTACCGGCACGACAATTACTTGGGGCTCGGCCAATGGCGGAACTGGATGCGCTTGTGCAATTGAATTGAATACACCGGCTGCTGGTGCTGCTGGGCCTCGTAATCCGATCAAAGTTGCTCGTCAAGCTGTAGCGAGGGCGGCATCTAGGTAATGGCGAGAACCGGCAGAGTAATTCCGGCTAGGCCGCTTGTTATTTCGGGGCAGCTACGTCGTCAGCCTCCGGCAATTACGTTTGTAACCTCAAGCGATTCTAACGGAGTCACGACTGAAAATGCTGCGCTTGTTGCTCAAATTCCGGCGACTGACGTTAATGGCGCGACAACTGAGAGCGCTTCAGTTACTGCTGCAATTTCAGGAACTGATGTAAATGGAACCACAACTGAGTCTGCAACCTATTTGTATGTTCTCAGCGCGGCTACTGATTCAAACGGAGCTACAACTGAAAATGCGACCTACCTTTATTCTCTCGCCAGTAGCGATTCAGGGATCGGATCAGAAACTGGAATTCTTGTTGCACAAATTCTTGGGGCAGATAATGGCGTCGGCTCAGAGGCTTCTGCGCTAACTGCTCAAATTTCAGGAACTGATACTGGTACTGGGGCTGAGTCCGTGGCAATGGAAGCTCGGGCCGCTGCGGACACTGGAACCTCAACTGAAAATGCAATTGTAGGAACGGCGGCAATTTCGTCGAGTGATGCCGGGAGTGGTAGTGAAACTTCTACGCTCACGGCTCTTATTTCAGCTACCGATGCGAATGGGGCTACAACTGAGTCCGCGACTTATCTCTATTTGCTCAGTGGCTCAGATGTAAATGGGACTACAACTGAAAGTGCAACCGTTAGTGTTCCGGTTGCGAGTTCGGATTCGGGTGCAGGTACTGAAACTGCAATTGTCGCTACTGCCTCGATCCCAGGAACAGATTCGGGTACAGATTCTGAAGCGTCCTCTCTCACCGCTGTAATTGCGGCCACAGCAGATACGGGCACCGCAACTGAGTCGGTGGCGATGGCGTCTGCTTCCACTGACGCAAGTGGAGTAATTACAGAATCGGCAACTGTCACCGTTCCGGTAGCTAGTGCAGATACAGGCACTGGTGTTGATGTATTCACGGCCCTTGCTGTAAAGATTCAGTCAGGGCAAACGGTCGATACCGGAACCGGCGTAGATGTAATTTCATCACTGGCCTTGACTGGGGTAGATGCGAATGGTGCGACGACTGAAAATGGTGTCGTACTAATTGGCGTCACATTCAAGAGTGATTCGGATGCTGGTAGCGGGTCGGAAATTTCAGCGCTCACGGCTGCAATTCCAGCTACGGATTCAGCAGTCGGTACAGATAGCGCCAGCAGGCAGGCGTTCAACACCGGCACAGATGCGGGAGCAGGATCGGATACAAGCTCGCGTGTGGGCTTGTACGCCGTCTCAGACGCTGGGACGGGTTCTGAGGCGTCTAGCCTCTCCGCGAGCCTTACAGGGGCAGACAGCGGCTCAGGAGTGGATAGTGGAGGCGTGGTCGGTGGCCAGGTATTCCTGACCGGCTCAGATTCTGGCGCTGGAATTGAAGTAATTACAGCAATGGCCAAGGCGGTCATTGATGCTGGAATTGGATTCGACCAGGCTGTAATTATTGCTCGGGTTCTCGATAGTGACCAGGGAACCGGCTCAGACATTTCCGCGACTCAGGTACTGATTGCAGCATTTGAGAGTGGCCTAGGAATTGACAATGCAATTAAGACGGCTAGTGGTTTTCCGATTGACAATGACAGTGGGCACGGATCAGATATCGCTCTAGCTTATGAGAAGGTCGATCAATTCATGGATCAATTGCTTTCTACTGTAATTGAAAAGCCGAGGCTAACGTCAGTCGAAGATTTGTCGGAGGTTTGGTAAATGGCTAGCCTCGCTACTAAAGGATACGATCCGGCGGCTGCGGTAATTGAAGCTACAGATGCAGCGTTGGCATTAACAGCAATCGACACGACTAATTTGCGAAATGTATTTGTTGCGCCCTCAAATGGGAAAGTAATGGTTCGGTTGCAAAGTGTAGTTCATGGTGCGACAACTTTCCCACAGCTTTTATTTGGAGTTCTAGATGGCGCGACAGTGAGAGGCCGTGTCTCCCCTGGCGGAAATAACACAGCCTCACTCGCAACGACGATGATTCCTCTGGAAGCAAATTTCATTGTTGAGGGTCTTACAGCCGGAAATACCTATACTTGGGATGCTGCATATGGAGTTGAATTTCCTGTAGCTTCCACTGGCTTGAAATATGGAGGCCCAAATAACACAACCGCGAATGACGCCTTTGGCGCTTTCAACTTTGAAATTTGGGAGACGGACAATCTTCTAGATGCAGTTCTTTACGATCCGGCAACTGCCGTCACTAAAGCAACTACGGCTCTGCTAGCAATGACGGCTTTTGATACCACGAATTTGAGAATTGCATTTACAGCGCCTGCCTCTGGAAAAATTCTTTACCGTATTGTTTGTTGCCATCACGGAGGAACGGTATTTCCAGCATTGCACCTTGGAGTTCTTTCTGGCGCGACTGTTGTGGATCGCGTAGTCCCTCGGGCTGATCGAACAGGAACAGGTCTGGCTACTACGCATGTTGTCTATGAAGGTACAGGTGTAATTGGGGGGCTCACTCCTGGGACTGTTTACACCTATGACGCCGCATATGGAATTGAAACAATTTCAGGGGGTGGCGGAATTAAATATGGTGGGCCGAACAATGCCACCCAAGATGATGCCTTTGGCGCAATTCAATTTGAAATTTGGGAAGCTTGATTAATGTCCTTTGATCTTCGTTCCATTCTGCAAAATGCTCCGCCGGTTTCAAGTGGAAACCTGTTGCCTGATTACACAATTTCAGGTGATACAACGCCGATTTGGAATGAAACTATTCCGCAGGACGGAACGAGTTCAATTGACGACTCGCAGTACGGCGCACCGTTAACGCCTCCGGGTGGCTCGGTACGAATTTACACAAAGGCTCAGGTTTGGGCGCAAGATGCGTCTCGAAAGCGTCATGGAACTTACGGAATTAAATGCACGAGCTTCAAGGATGCGACCAACATTTTTGGAAATACATCCTCGATGGGGATGGCAATTATTTACAACATGGGTGGGCCGGTCGGTCACAGGCTGGTCGAGGGTGACGAGGAATGGGTTGCATGGTCGTGGTATTGGCCGGTCGGATGGGTAGGTACAGGAGTAGGGTCGAACTGGTGTAATCTTTTTGAATTTGCTTCGGGCGATGTTCAGCATCATCCCCGAAATGGTTCAGGATTTGATGCCGCCGATCCTAATTACCTTTACATGACGCTGCACAATGGCAAAACGCAAAACCCGGCTGGCCATACACAGCTACCAGGGCTTGATTACGACGGAACCTATAGCGCGCAAGAAATTCTGCTCGGCGGTGCAGGGGTTCCACCATTTACTTTGGGCGTTTGGCATGACTTTTACATGCACATTGTCTATCAGGCTCATACGAATGGAATTTTTGAACTTTGGCACCGTGAGGAAAATGGCTCATTCGCCAAACTGTATTCGAACCTGAATGACGGCAGTGCAATTATTAATCGTGCTCCGCACCCGACTTGGTATTGGAATGAGTCGTTTGACGTTCCGGGTGGGACTGGCCTAGATGGTTCGTCAAATGACGTAGCTCATGTTCATGCCTATCGTATTTACCGCAGCCAGGGTGCCTTTAATACATCGCATGACCTAATTTATTGGGTAGATGGATTTAGGCGGCGTCAGTCCGAGGCCGCTATTTTGTCGGAATTTCCTTCTGACGCTGGAACATCTGTTTCTTCTAGCGATTCAGGAACAAGCTCTGCCACTTCACAACAGAGCGCTTTGCTTGTTGGATCGGACTCAAGCACTTCACTAGAAAATGTTGTCGCTAGCGCTGTAATTTCTTCGAGCGATCTAGGGTCGGATTCTGAGAACGCCACAATTGTTTCCACTCTGTCTTCGTCTGAGAGTGGAACAGGCTCTGAAAATGCTAGTGTAATTAGCTCTTTGAGTTCCTCTGATACAGGAGCGGGATCAGAGGCAGCGTCACGTCAGGGCTTCTACGCGTCTTCAGAGCTTGGGACAGCGGTTGACTCGTCTAGCGCCTCGGCTCTTGTTACAGGGGCTGACGATGGCTCAGGGGCGGATAACGGAGGCGTTCTCGGCGGACAGGTATTTGCCGCCGGTGCTGAAATAGGGGCAGGGACTGATTTTGCTTCTCAGATGGCTAAGGGCGATACAGATTCAGGCTCTAGCTCAGAAACAATTTCAGGTCTTACTCGGCTAAGTTCTGATTCGGGCGCTGGAATTGAAACAGCTTCGCTGGTAGTTAATCTCTCCTCCGTCGATTCAGGCGTGGGTGTCGATCTACTTACAACAATTGCAAATGGTTCCTTCGATTTCGGTGTTGGCTCTGACACATTTACAAAGATCGGCAAGTCAGTAGACGATCTTGGTCTTGGTTCTGAAAATGCAATTATTACATCTATCCTTTTCCTAACCGATCAAGGTGCAGGAGTAAATGTAGCTACGGTGCATGCGCTTGTGCAGGCGCTTGAAAATGCTACAAGCTCCGAAAGTGCTTCCTCTGTTACGGCGACACTTAAAAATGGCACTGATTCAGGAACCAGTGTTGAACATGCACTTTCATTTGAAGATATTTCCGCGTTTGTTAAAAAGTTGATTTCAGCTAGAGTAGAGACACCCAAAATTACTTCAGCCAGCTTAAAGTCATTTTGACAGGAGGCTTTGAATGCCGACTGCTGTAAGACTAGATTTCGTTCCACCAACTCAGCCTGATATTGCCGAGCTTCATGCAGAGGAAGGGCCGACTAAGGATGGCTCGTTTGTTGAAATTTACCAGACTACCTCAGTCGGGGTTTATCCTAATTACCTTAGCTATGTCACGGTTCCAGCGCAGAACCCTAATGACTGGTTCCGAATTTATTGGGTCAACAATCAGGGAGCAATAGGGCCATATTCTGAGCCAGTCCAGGGCGGGACAACTACTCTCGTTCAGACAATTGTTGATCGGGTGATGTTGAGGAATCCTGCCCTGAATGAAATTATTGTGACGCAAACTGCTGAATGGGTAATTGCATCAACTCTCAATGTGGCTGATCCTTACGACCCAACTCTTGAAGCGAGCTATGCGCAATTAGAGGGAATGACTTTGTTGACGATGGGCTGGTCAATGTTTTCAACTATGTCTCTTGGCACGACCGAGAGCTACACCGCAGGCTTGGTCAGTCAATCGTCTGGCTCAAAAACAACTTCAGGCATTGATGAAATTAAGACAATCCTTGAAACAGCCGCAAAGATTCTTGGGATTAGCTATTCAGTAATTTTTCAGATGCGGGACAATTGTATTGCCGGAGGCACTGTAATTCCGTCCGGTATAGATCAATCGAGACTGTTGGTTGAAATCCGGTGAGTACCGTTCCACAATTTCAAGCTCTCTTGAGCGCAAAGGCGTCCGATGTGCGGTATCGAAAAGATTCTTCTCTAATCCCGTGTCCGTGCAGAACACCGGAGGGATTTCGTGACCCTGAATGGCACATTGCAAATCCGACTGAGCCAATTTGTAATGAAGCTGGTTTCCTGGCTGACCCAAATGCGACGGTCGATATTACAGTCAAGGCATTTATGCAGCCAATTCAATCTACCCGCGCAACACGTCTCAGCACTGAGCAACTCATTCAGATGTTCGGAGACATTCAAGCTGACGACCACCTTGGAATTTTCCCCGTCGAGTGGGCAGGTAAAACTCTTGACTTCTACGAGTGGGGTAGTTCGGCAGAAGACTTCGTGGTATATCACGGGCGGAGATTTACAGTGGTAAATGCAAATTTGATTCCCGATCCTGACGACGGCAACCCCTATCATCATTGGGAGGTAGGAGCGCGGCTAATCTCCGACGCTCCCTTGTAAATGCCTGCTCCATTTCCACGACGAGCTTATCCCCGGCGACAACGCTTTCTGCAAATCAGCAATGAAACGTTTACGCAGATCGAGGAATACATTCGCTGGGCTGAGACAGTCGGCAGCCAAAGAAATTTCAACTTTGGAATGAACGCGCTCGTAATGATGATGGCTTACACAAATCTCGGGATCGCTCAGAAAATGTCCGCTGGGCCTGTTGACCCTCAAATGCGAAATGCCTCGGCAGCTTGGAGGATTCCAGTACGACGAATTACACAGCACTACTTCTTTGGCTGGAAAGTACGTCGGCTGGGAACGGCAACGTGGCAGCTTTACAACGATTCACGCGAAGCGTATTTCATTGAGTTTGGAATTCATCAGTCCAATGCGCGAATTCGTAGGCCAATTAGAAAACTCAGCCTCAGGAAAACTTTGCAGCTAATGGAAACGTCTCGCGTTTACCATCGGGTGTGGGCTGAAATTTACACAGCCGGTCATAGGCATTTCGGATTTGCTCAGCAAGTGCAAAGTCCTGGCATGGGGAGCTTCGCCGGGCCGAGCATAGGGAGACGGCTTCCGTGACTCAGGGAAATGTTTACAACCCCGAACAATGGCTGCTCTCGACTACTAGAGCGCTTAAGGAATATGCAGAAACTTTTTTCAATAGCGCTTATGAAATTATCATGGAGTATCCTGGCACTGAAGTAGTTCTGAAAATGATGCCACTGGAAAAGACATTGGTTCATTTTGAAATTGACACAATCGAAGAGCGCCCGCTTGGGTTCGGTAGAAGTATTGGTGATTGGAATTATGACGATACGACCGATCCGGCTCATCCCACGGCCAATCCTCAGGAAGCACGAGTTCATGTAATTAATTTCGATGTAGGCATATGGTCTACGGATCGGTCAGGAGGTACAACTGCAAGAGCGCGAGCCAAACAAATTCTAAGTCTTCTTTTCTTGGGCGGTCTAGCTCAAGATAATTTGGATGCGGCGGTAAATGCCGGGGATGGGAGAATTGAAATTCTCACCTTTACAGGAGGGCGGTTTCTTACTGACAGGATCAATGATGTAGACGTTTACCGGATGGTGGATTGTAATTTGAACATTCGTGTCTATAGCCGCACTCCGAAGTTTGAGGTTCCGGTTGAGACAGTGGATGAGGTAATTCAGGATGAGAATTTGGACATTGACGGAGTACCGATTCCGTAGGAGGATTTATGGCAGTTTTTCTTTTCGGTAATTCAATCGTATGGTGGAGAGGAGGTAAATAGTAGTGCCGACGACACAGCTTTTCCCACAGGTAATTGATGCTAGTACCCTCGGGGCTAAGCTCACTTCTCCGATTTTCTTTCCGGTTGGAATTGAGGGTCAGGGAGCAGCGGCGGGTTCCGGCGTAGCAGGTCAGGTTTACACAATCAGGACTCCTAGTGATGCTGACACGATTCTTGGCGCGACTTCACGACTGGCGCAGATTGTGAAATTTGCACTCACCAGGGGTGCTTCACCTGTTCAGGCTGGAATTTCAAATAAGACTGCACTTCCAAGCTTGTCTGAGCGTCAGGTAATTTGGGATGCGATGGCTAGCGATCCTGCAATTCGAGTTAGGGTGACAGATTCTTTGGTTCAGTCTGACTTGGTTGCGTTCGGGACAAATCTCAACAATGCCGATGCTATTTACAACAAGCAGATGGGCTTTTGCGGAATGCCTACCGGCACAGCCAAGGCAGCGCTACTTACAGCGGCCGGAGCAATTCTAAATAAGCGCGTTGTCCTTGTAGGGCCAGGAGTGTATGACGAGAGTTCGCCTGCTGTTCTCCGTGATGGTTCTTTTCTCGCGGCTGCAATTGCGGCAGAGGTAGCCAAGAATGGCGATCCTTCAAATGACCTTGATCGTTGGCAGCTTCCGCTACTTACCGGAATTGAAAAGGATTCGAACAATTACAACTTGCTTCGAGTCAAGACGGTAGGCGGCGTGGCTACAAATGATTTTGAAGATTTGCTTCAGGGCGGTGTGTCTCCGGTTATGTCTGACGGAGCTACTGGTGTCCTAATTACACATCTTCGAACGACGTACACGACTGACGGCACATTCGATTCTCTGATGACGAGAATTATTGTCGATCAGGTTTTTGTGGACGTTCGGGATTATTTGACAAACAACGCATTCCTTCGCCAGCCAAATACACCCGATGTTCGTGGGCGAATTCAGTCCGGCGTAGAAGCTCTACTGTTGGAGCGCCGGTCTTGGATTAGGCCGAAGGATCAAAACGACGGGACAAAGGGTTACAACGTTCAGGTCACGTCGAGCGCAGATAACCGGCAGCTTACGGTTGCTTATGAAGGAACCGTAGTTCGCGGAATTTCAACCATTCAGGTTGCGGCAAGCCTGGATATTCCGGTCTGAGAGGAGGTTTAGAAATTGGCTTGGCTCGAAGGACTTACAGCAGTTGATCTTGGAATTTCCTTCCGCAACAATGAACATTTTGCGGCTGTTCAGGAAATGACTGAGGAATTCAGGCAGGAAGTAAATTACCAGGGAGCATTTGGCACGGACGGGCCTGTGCTACGTCGTGTGCGACCGGCAGATGAGGCCACCGTGACATTCTCTTGCGTTCTCCTGAAGGATGGGGCAGCCTCAGGGATGAATGATGAAGACGTGCTAAGAACGATGCGCGATTTTGTAGTCCAGACAAAACGCGGAAATTCATTCCATACTTACCGTGGTGCAAACTGGGCACGGATTTCAATTCGATCTACTCAGGACAATGTAACGCTGGATGCTGATATTACAATTCCAGGGTATGATCGAGGTTAGTGATGGAGAAAAGGGCGGAAGAGCTACTTGTTAGGGCGGTGGTGGCGTTGGAAAACTTGGCTACAGAGCCTGAGCTTGAAATTCCTTCGTCACCGCCTCTCTGTCCTCACTGCGGAATTCACAATCCCGTTGTAACCAGTCAAGAGGTAGGAGGGACAGGGCCTATGTCCGATATGTTCCTCGACCTTAAATGTTCTCAATGCGACCACGAATTCTTTGTGGTTCCTCAGGGCTGGGTTAATTTCTCTAACAAGGCTGAGCTTAGGGAATTCTTTGAAAGGGCGGAAAATGAATACAGCGCAGAAGCTAATTGAGCGTCGTCTTGATAAAATGCGGCTTGGCAAGGCGACGTGTGAAATTGAAAATCTCCTAAGCGAGCCGGATGTAAGAGTGGCCCTAGTGCCTCTGACCGAGGCAGAGTACGACCTGTGTATGGAAAATGTCGTAAAAATGAATGTTCCTGAAACTCTGACCGGCCAGCAGTTTAGGGATCGAGCACTTACATTGGAGACTTTGCTTCGTGCAGCGCGTGAGCCAGAAGATATTTCAAAGCCCATGTTTTCCTCGGTTGAGGAAATGAATGACGCTTTGGAAGTGGCTGACGTTAATTACCTGATTGATATGTATTTCGAAATGGTGGAAAAGTCTTCTCCGGCTCTAGAGGGATTTACAGAGGAGCAGCTAAGTGATGTAAAAAAAGTCTTGCTGGAAATGGATTGGAGCGGGCTATCTGGCAAGCAATGGTACGCACTGAAACGCTTCCTTTCGAGTCTTGGGCCTCAGCAACTCCTGGCCAAATTACCTGGGTCTTCCTCAACTCAGCAATTGACTGGGATGAAAAACTCCGAAGAACCCACACCGGAGATTGCAGAAGACGACTCACAGAACCTCACTGCGAAGTCTGTGGAAAGCCAATGATCGACACCGATGAATTGCCTCCTGAAATTCAGGACAAGATTTATCGGCCGAAGGATGATGAAACGTACAGCGTTGATTGGACACCTGAGGAAACCACAGTAAATTGAGCAGCATTCACAATAGAATTGTAACTACGTTCTCGGCGAGTGCGGGGAATGCAATTGCCGTAATGGGCGAAGTTTCGAGCGGTATGTATGGAATTGGCCGCTCTGCTACTCAGACCGGAAATCAAGTTGGGATGGCTGAGAGGCAGCTTCGTGCATTCGGTACAACCCTCAGGTATGCAATTGCAGGTACAGCGGTATTTGCAATTCCTGGCGCTATCCGAATGCTGTCTCAATTCCAAGAGCAGTTGGGCCTTATGTCTGCAATTGGTACAGCCCCTGGTGGACTGCCGATTGTTGGAGCACAGCTAAGGGCATTGGGTCAGGATGCTTCCGACGGTGCAGTTAGAGCAATTACACCGATCAATGATTTTAATAATGCAGTTGTCAACTTCCTCTCGACTGTCCAAAATGTTCCGCCGGATCAAATTACACCCATCGTTACCGATATTGCTCAGGCAGCACAGCTAGCTCAGATTCCAGTGGAAGATGCGACCAAGGCATTTACAACTATGAGTGTGGCTTTTGGCCGCAAGGTAACTAGGCCGGACGTTCGTAGAACAGCACAGGAATTTTTCATTCTCACTAAGGAAGCTCCGGGTGGACGTGCAGCAGGCGCTCAGGTAATTCAGCAGATCGGTCAGCTTTCTCAGGTGACACGTTTGGCAGAAGGAAATAGGCCAGAGCTTTTCGGTCTTCTTCTTACTGCTTTGCGCTCAGGAATTCCACCGTCTCAGGTAGGGCGTGGTTTGCAATTCCTGATTCAGACCGTTGGACTTCCAGGGCAGCAGACCAAGGAAAGTGAACAGGCTTTGGGAACTGTTGGAATTAGGGCCGGTCAGAGAATGCCACTAATGCAGCGGCTGAATAGAATTTTCACACATGCCCGGCAATTGAGCTTGCGTGGCGACCTTGGACAATTTGCGCGGCTGGATGAAACAACGCTCGATGATATGGAAATGTCTGGCGGTGCAGGTAAGGCTCTGAAGGATGCGGGAATTACAGGCCCAGGAGCGGTTTACCTCGGGCAAGTATTCCATCGAGTTCACGCGCTGAGAACTGCAATTGCGCTCCTAGGACAATTCAATACCGGCCAGTACCAAAAAGATATTCAGACGATGACCAATGCTGAAGCGGGCCACGTCTCTGATGTAAACGATATGGCGAAGTCGTGGGAGAATTTCAGAAGACAGGCTCAGCTAAAGGAAGCTGGAATTGCATTGTCCAGGCTCGGGCTTCAGGTATCTCAGATTTTTGAGCCTGTATTTAATCTC